GGTGCTGATGGTGCTACCTGCCCGATTTTGATCAGGAAGGCTTCGTTTTCTTTTTCCCACTCGGACATTTTAGCTCCAGCTCGTTAGGATTGATACGGACATCTCGCAGCTGAGCAGATCGCCTGATGCAGCATTGAGAATACTAGGTGCGCTGATTGCGCTTACATTATAGGTCAAAGATGATGCAGCGAGCTTTGCGAACACGCCACAGACTGCATCTTCTATACCGTTAAGGTTTCCTTCATTGTCAAACAAAGGCACTGTAATAATAATCTTAAAGTTAGCCATAGGGCTTATGGTGATGTGCTGGTTATTGCTAGGTGTCAGATAAGGATCATCTGGAGACACGATCACAGAGTTAGCAAGGACTGTTGCCGGTGGAAAGGCAAAAGTCTGCCACTTAGCATTGTCAACTAAGGCAGTTGCTAAAGTGGTTCTAAGTGTTGTGACTGCAACTGGCATTATCCCACCATCGAGCGAGGGTCTAGTGCATGTGCGATCAATCCTCTGACCTTAGCGAGTAGCTGTGCGCTCATTCGGTAAGGTGAGGGCTGGAAGTCAATGGCATTTGAGCCACTCAAAGTGGCGGTTCTTGCTTGCCAGATTTCAACAGCGATCATCAAAGCTGCATTCTGTACTGCTGTATCAGTTGTCCAGTCTGTGTAAGTCTCGCCTGTTACTGTGCCAAAAGGTTCAATAGGATGTTTTGGCTGTACTACTGTGTGAGTTGTAGTAACAGAAATTGAATAAGTATCTACTGCTGTGATTGTCTTTGATCCATTGTATCTAGTGCCCGAATTGGCAATAGTTACAGTTTGACCTACATAAAAAATGTCTCTAACTGGAATGTCAAAGTAAAGAGTTCCTGTGCCCACAACATTGCTGTGCGCTACTGAAAACCAAACAGGTTTCCATAGCATAGGAAGTAGGACTGCATCTGAAGCATCACATACTTCCTGAAGGGTTGCATCTGGATACAGGGTGCCAACGCCAAGCGTAGTGCGTAACTCGCTGACTGTGGTTAGTGCCATGTGCAATCCTTTCTAAAGACTCTAGGGGTCAGAGGGCTACTGACCCCTAGAGCGACTTAGTGAGTTTATTACGCCTTGTTGTTCTTAAATGCGCCAGCTGCAACCTTAGTTGCAATAGCACCGAATCCGTAGTAACCGACTGTTACTGATCCGTTTGCTGTTGACTCTGCGCGTAGGCGGTATGTTGGTGACTCGTACCATGTGTATGCATCTGGGTTAACGATAAGGATTGTTCCATCGCCATCGCCACCGTTTGTTGGATCTACATAGAGGTTAAGTCCTGCAACATTGCCTGTTAGTGATGTAGGTGCAACTGCTCCACCTGCGTTTTGTGGCTGTGATGCTGTGTAGATTGGGCGACCGTTATCATTGAGTGACATGATGTTTGACCATTGTCCTGTTGATACGACCATGTTGCGAGCAAATGGATTTGGAAGTCCTGCTGTTGCTCCATAAACAGAAGCTGAACCGCGAGCAACAATTCCTAGAAGTTCTGCTGCTGTTGGGTATGTTGCTACTGTTGTTGCGTCTGTTGTTGCACCTGAGATAAGTGCTGCGTTGACTGCTGCGTTTGTTGCCTTTGCATGAGCTGCTGCCATGTTGCGTACTAGCTCATCGAAAAATGCTGGAGATGTACGATCTAGCAATTCAACAGAGAATGTCTGTTGTCCTGCATACTTCTGTACTGTTACGGATAAGAATGAAGCATTTTGATCTGTGTCGCTAAATGCGTCACCTTCTGGCTCGATTGCAACTGTTGGCATTTGTGTAATCTTTGGAATTTCAAATGTCATACCAGCATCAGGAAGCACTCCACGAGAGATTGCATCGATTGATGGACGGATTGTTGTACCGAGTGGGTTGATGATTTCTGACAACTGGCGTGTTGGTACAAGACCTGCGTTGTCTGTTGTGTCATCTGCTGCGCGTATGTATTGACGAGCTGACTCATCACCTAGTGCTGCGCGAATTGAGTTCTCAGCGTACTTTGCTGCTGTAACTTCAATGCGTGGCTTTGTGTAGTATGCTGCTGAAACAGTAGGGCGAGCAGCTTCAACCGCTGGAGCCTCAACTGGTGTTGCTTCGACTGCTGGAGTGGTTTCTTCCACGGTGGCTGTCTCGCTTTCTGTTGGTTGGATTGTTTCTTCTACAGCAGATTCTTCTGCTGCAATTTCAGTAACTTGAGCAGACTTAAAAGCTGGCTCTGTCACTAAACTTACTTCGACCAAGCGAGCAGCGGATACATGGATCACGCCATCCTTGATCTTTGACTTAATAACTTCTGCACCGATACTCAAACCTGATTGCAATCCTTCTTCTGCAAGGATGAGGGCTTCTGTGCCGCGCTGTGAGCGACTGATTGAAAATACTGCGTGAATTGCATCCTCTGACTCGCTAAATGTAACTCCACGACCTAGAGGCTTCTTAATGTCATGCTGATTAAGTAACTTGATTGACTTAGGATCTGCAATCTCGATTGATCCCGACTCAAAGATTACTTTGCCCATGTTGGTTGATCCAGCCTCGATGTTGAGAGGCACGATTTTGCCTGAGATGGTGCGATTGGCTGAGTCTGCTGTTAGATCAGCTGAGAATGTGATTATTTGATTCATTCCATACCATTGTTTCCGTTAGGTGTTAGGTCTGTCATTTCCATCGCTTGCTCTGGAGTAATGAGGTTAAGGATTAGTAGTTTTTCAATTACTGCTAACTCTTGAAGTGGATCAGTACGCAAGAAGTTCTTGTCAATGTCGAACTTCACAACATTACCACGAGCAGTAATGTCATCCATTGATAGGCGATCTTCAATCGCTGTTATGAATGGCTGTAAAGATAGAGTTAAGAATTGCTTGCGCTCATCTTGCACATTTGCATAAGTCATTGAGTTGTTTTGATCTGCTGAAACATAATAGGCCGGGACATTACATAATCTGGCGCACTCGGTAGCAAGGTTAAAAATTGCATCCCCGTACATCATGTCTTTAGGTGAGAATGAAACTGCGTTGTATTCCAAAGTAGATGTCAGATAAGCAGTAGAGCGATTGTTGCGAGCGTTTTTCCATGCTGCTAATAATCCTTGAACTTCTTTAGGATCTAAGTCTGCTCCTGTGTTTTTAATGTAACCAGATGCCATTGGAGTTGATGCAGCTATTGTTGCTGCTTTCTGCACATCGATTGCAGATCGGATTGTTGAAACGCCAGTGTTAAGGATGCCATCAGATAATGATTGGAATGTAACCAAAGATCCCAATCCATCCATCGGTAATGTAGTACCATCAACTGCATAAGACCTAACAAAAGTGTTAGTTGAATCTAGTGTTGCAGTTACGCGATGATTAGCAATCCACTCAAAGCGAGATGGTCGCCCATCTTCTGCATAGACTTCTACAACTTTCCAGAATGCTTGACCGTAAAATAAAAGTGAGTCAACAGTCCAGGCAATAGTTACTGATCGTGGCTGTGAGTAAGAAGGTTGCTCTAACCATGCAGGTGAACCAAGTTCTTCGTTGCTAGATTTTTTGTAAAGCTCTAAAGGAATTGCACCGATTGTGCCAGCAAGTAAATTGCGGCATCGCGCTAATGCTGGTACTGACATCGCTTCTGTTCTGCCTACATAGGCAAATTGGAAAGGCATGGCATAAGGTGAATACTCACCCAATACCTGTGGAGCAGATTGAGCTTGTAATTGTGGCTTAGCTTCTAGCCCGAATGTTTGCAGTATGCGACCCATAGACATAAAGGATAGCATTTGTCAAGTAAATAGACAACACGCCGATAGCGTGTCTAAGTATAAATCTGTGGCTTAGGTGTTGGGATCATTAACTTAGAAACTACCATCGCTAGGCCAATAGGTGCTGAGATGTCTCCAGCAGACTTGCGTTTGATGATACGCCACGCCGAATCATTGACTTTAGCTGCACAGTTATTCATTTGTTGGATTAACTCGGCTTGACCATTGTGAACTACTCGGTGATTGACTAAGCCTTCTAATAAGTCGCCACAGGCTTTGTAGAATTGCTGGCCTGAGACATCCTCTGTCACAACTCCAGAATTGGAAAGTCGATCAGCGATTGTTTGGGTTGCGTACTTGTCAAAGCAAACTAGGCGCGGTTTGTAGATGTCTGCCCAACCTTTAATACTTGCCGCCATCTTTAACTCATCGATAGCAACCTGAGAGCTGTAAGTCTCTAGGATCCCGATGCCAATCCTTCCATCTGGCAGAAGTTGTCCTGCGACTAGTGATCCGTTTCGCCTTGAAGGACTGACATCGAAACCAAAGACAGTATAAGCCCCAGCAGTCATTTCTAGTGTGCTATCCGATGTTTCTTCCAACACGCCGTGAGGCCACGGGCTTGACAAACTATCAATCCACTGGCAGAGAGTTTCAGTGCGTGTGTTTTCAATAGGTGATGTTGCAATTGCTTCTTCTAAAGCTTCTTCTGTAATTGTGTAACCTAAAGATGGATTAGCCAATGCCCATGCGTTGCGATCATCGATCTTGCAATACTGTGGCGCAGAATACTCATAAAATCCGAAAGATTTAGGTGGATACGAAATCGCTCGCTCTCTTAAATCATTTAACACAGTGCTAAAGGCATCACCGGCATTAGAACACAGTAAAGTGTGTGAATTAGGGTGCGCTCTGGTTACTGGAGTCGCAGCTCTAAATCCTTCCTCGCTAATCTCTCGAACCTCATCGATAAATAGCAAGCCATTGACTGATCTACCGCGAGAGCCATCTCTGGTCGCAGCTACAACATCTAGGCGAGTGCCATTGAGCATCTCAATTGACTCAGTACCGTTTGCATAGCGGATCTGCTTGACAAAGCCTTTGAGGTGATCATTAT